GATGCTAAGAAGATGTTTACCGACAAGGTTGTACCTATTGTACGTAACTACCCATTCTTCTTTAAGCCTGTGCAGGATGGTATGGATAATCCAAAGACAGAACTATCGTTTAGGGTTCCTGCATCCAAGATTACCAAGAAGAGTATGAACGAGGAGAAAGACCTTGGAATCACAGGTCTTGACACAACTATCGACTGGAAGAACACAGCTGACAACAGCTACGATGGTGAGAAGTTGCTACTATTAGTACATGATGAATCCGGTAAGTGGGAGAAGCCTGAGAACATACTAAACAATTGGCGTGTAACAAAGACCTGTCTTCGTCTTGGTAGTAGGATTATTGGTAAGTGTATGATGGGTTCCACATCCAATGCATTATCTAAAGGGGGAGATAACTTCAAGAAGTTATTCATGGACTCTGATCCACGTAAGCGATCATCAAACGGACAGACTAAATCAGGTCTATATAGCCTATTCATTCCTATGGAGTGGAACTTCGAAGGGTATATTGACCAGTATGGATGGCCTGTATTAGAAGATCCTAAGACACCTATAGTAGGTATCGATGGTGACATGATTGAAAACGGTGTAATTACTTATTGGAACAATGAAGTAGATGCACTTAAGAATGACCCCGATGCACTCAACGAGTTCTACAGACAGATGCCTAGAACAGAGTCTCACGCGTTTAGAGATGAGTCTAAGCAGTCTTTATACAACTTATCTAAGATATATCAGCAGATAGACTATAACGACTCTCTAATCAAAGATAGAGTGCTCACTAAGGGTAACTTCCATTGGAAGAACGGAGAGAAAGACACGGAAGTAATATGGACTCCTGAAGCGTCGGGTAAATTTACCTTGTCGTGGATACCACCAATAGGTATTAGGAATAATGTAATAAAAGATAGAAATGGAAGAAGAAGACCTGGAAATGATTATTTGGGGGCTTTTGGCTGTGATCCCTATGACATATCTGGCACAGTGGGTGGCGGTGGATCTAATGGTGCTTTACACGGCCTCACCGGATTCCATATGGACTCCAATGCGCCTACTAATCAGTTTTTTCTTGAATATGTAACAAGAACACAAACAGCAGAGATATTCTTTGAAGATGTACTAATGGCTATATGCTTCTATGGTATGCCAATACTTATTGAGAATAATAAGACTAGACTGCTTTACTACCTAAAAGACAGGGGATATAGAGCGTTTTCTTTGAATAGACCAGACAAACACATATCTAAACTATCTAAGTTTGAATCAGAAGTGGGTGGTATACCTAACTCGTCTGAAGACGTTAAGCAGGCTCACGCCTCTGGAATAGGTTCATATGTAGAACAATACGTAGGGTATGACTCAGAAGGTACGTACAGAGATCCCGATGAAATGGGTAATATGTACTTTACTAGAACACTAGAAGAATGGGCGAAATTTGACATCAACAATAGAACTAAATTTGATGCCGCAATTAGCTCAGGATTAGCGATAATGGCAACACGAAAGAACCAAACTACTAAGGAGACAGAAAAGTCAAAAATTAGTATTAAATTTGCAAGATACGACAATAGTGTTGGCAACGTTAGTCAATTAAAGAGATAATGGATAAAAAACCATCTGTAGTTATTAGTAGCACTCCATTTCCAAATCAAATGGCCACGGATGCTGAGAAGGCATCTAAGGATTATGGTTTAAAGGTTGGGAAGTCTATTGAAGGCGAATGGTTTAGAAGAGTTAACTCCGGAAACTGTCGTTACTATGATCAATATCTAGAGTTCCATAAGTTACGTTTGTACGGACGAGGTGAGCAGCCCACAGAGATGTACAAAAAACTTTTAGCTGTAGATGGAGATTTATCGTTCCTTAATTTAGATTGGAAGCCTGTGCCTATCATCCCAAAGTTTGTGGATATAGTAGTTAATGGTATGGCTGATCGTCTTTATGCAATTAAGGCGCAATCACAGGACGTAATGTCCGCAGAAAAAAAGAATGTATTTCAGGACATGGTTGAGTCCGATATGCTTACTAAAAACATATTGGATAAAACAAAGCAAGAGTTTGGTATCGATGCTTACAATGTTCCACCAGATGAAATACCCGAGAATGATGAAGAGCTTTCTCTTTACATGCAATTAAAGTATAAGCCATCTATCGAAATCGCAGAAGAGATTGCAATCAATACTCTTTTGGATATGAATGACTACAAGGATGTAGTTAAACCACAAGTAGATAGAGACTTAACAGAGATTGGCATTGGTGCTGTAAAGCATTCATTCTATCCTGGAGCAGGAGTTAAAATAGAATACGTTGACCCTGCCGCACTTGTTTATAGTTATACCGAGAAGCCTGACTTCTCTGATGTGTACTACATTGGTGAAGTAAAACAAGTTCACTACACTGAACTACGCAAAATGAGTCCGGAACTAACGGATGATCAGTTGACAGATATTAAAAATTCTGGCTCTGCGTGGTATAACTATTGGCCTGTTATTAGAACATTCCAAGAGGATGTGTTTAATAATGAGATGGTTACCCTACTTTACTTCAACTACAAGACTGAGAAACGTTTTGTGTACAAAAAGAAGAAGTTAGAGAACGGAGGGGAACGAGTTATTAGAAGAGATGAGAATTTCAAGCCTGATTCTGAAAATCCATCGTTTGAGCGGTTGGATGTTGTCAAGGATGTATGGTACGAGGGAGTTCTTGTTTTGGGTAGCAACATTCTTATTAAGTGGGATCTTCTTAAGAATATGGTGCGACCTGATGCGGCAACCGAAAAGTCACTTTGTAATTACATTATAAATTCACCAAGTATGTACAAGGGGCAAATACAGTCTCTTGTAAAACGAATGATTCCATTCGCTGATCAAATACAATTAACACATCTTAAGCTACAGCAAGTGATGTCACGAGTTGTTCCTGATGGTGTATTTATCGATGCAGATGGTATCTCTGAAGTAGACCTTGGAACAGGAGCCGCATACAATCCGGAAGACGCACTTAAGATGTACTTCCAAACTGGTTCGGTAGTTGGTCGTAGCTATACAGGTGATGGAGAGTTTAACAACGCACGAGTTCCTATTCAGGAACTACAGACCAATAGTGGTGCATCTAAGATGTCTGCGTTGATTAATCACTACAACTATAACCTAAATATGATACGCGATGTCACAGGCCTTAATGAGGCTCGTGATGGTTCTACTCCTGATCCTAACGCACTTGTTGGTGTTCAGAAGTTAGCCGCGTTGAATAGTAACGTAGCCACACGACACATCCTACAAGGAGGTCTAATGGTTACTAAGCGATTGTCTGAAGGTATATCACTACGTGTAGCTGATATCCTTAACTATGCAGACTTCAGAGAAGAATTCGCAATGCAGATTGGCAAGTATAACCTTGCTATACTTGATGATATCAAGAATCTATACTTACATTCATTTGGTATATTCATAGAGCTTGCGCCAGATGAAGAAGAAAAACAGCAAGTAGAACAGAATATACAGATAGCACTTAGTAGAGATCAGATTGATCTTGAAGACGCCATTGATATTCGTATGATTAAGAATCTTAAACTCGCCAATGAGTTGCTCAAAGTTAAGCGTAAACGCAAAACAATGGAGCGTCAGAAGCGAGAAGATATGCAGTCTCAGATACAAATGCAGATTAACATGCAGTCTCAAGAAGCTGCTGCACAGCAGAAGCAACAGACAGCACAAATGGAGGCTCAAGCTAAGATTGCCATCAAACAAAACGAAGCACAACTTGATATGCAACGTATGCAGTTTGAAGTTGAAAAGAAGAAAGAGTTGATGGCACTAGAGTTTGAGTACAACATGCAACTTAAAGGTATCGAAACTGACAACTTAATGAAGAGAGAGAAAGAGCGTGAAAAAGCAAAAGACAAGCGTGTAGACCTACAGGCAACTCGTCAGTCAGAGCTTATTAATCAGCGTAAAAACAATCTTCCTCCATTAAGCTTTGAGTCTGAAGAAGATTCATTAGACAACTTTGATTTAGGATCATTTGAACCGAGATAATTATGTTAAAGCCTAGTAAACTAAAAGTAAATCCTTATCTATCAGGAACTGGTAGCAAGAATAGATATGACATATCCGGAGGTGTAACAATGTCTCGTGGTCCTGTATCTTTAGATATATCAACCTCAGCAGGAAGCGATTATAGACCAGAGACAGATATTACTCTAGGTATAAACATACCTATTACTAAGAGAGTAAAAAACAAACGCAAGTTTCTGTAAATGGCATATATAGAGCATAACTTCTTTCCACTAAAAGTTTTTGTTCGTAATGAGTACATGTATCAGTTTAAGAAAGGTCATGGTGAATTTACAGAAGGAACAATTATTTCTGTGAGATGTCTTCCTGGACAAGCAGCATTGTTTCAGGTGTTGTTAAATAATGGTGTGATGCGTGATAAATTGCCATCACATGCGTTATTAACGACAGATAAACTGCCAAATCCCGATTTACCGTTCCATATTTTACAAATTTGGAATTGTTTTAGTTATAATTTCACACTCACGCAGTTGTCTTACGTGTATGATTCTCCAGTAGAAGTATACATGAAAGATAGAAAGTGGTATGAAGGAACATACTATGCAACTATCAATTGGGGTTCTGGAGACATAAATACAGATATTAGTTTAGCTGAAGATCCATTGGAGCATAAGTCACACCATATGATTTTGCTTGATAATGGTCAGATAGCACTACAGCCCAATAATAGGATAAAGTGGTCTGAGCCATCATTCGTTACTAAAGAGTTTCCTACAAAGCCTGACTATATGGTTAATAAAGAGTACTTTAAC